CTATTTAAAAAGAAAGCATACTGTTCAGGTCTAGTTAGATTACCTGACTGTACCGCAATCTGTTTAGGTGAATCAATTAAATGGGCTGCAAGGATTGAAACTGAAGTAGCATTATAGCCATCTTCTAAATCATTAAAAATATATTCACGAACTACTTTACCTGTTTTCTGAGCAAAAATAGTTGCTTGATCAAATGTTTGTGGTTGAGTTCTACTAATGCCATAAGGCGTTTGCTGTTTTAAAGTTACAGTAGCAGGAGTAATAGCTGCAGTAGAAGTAGTGGTGGGAATAAAATATTCTCCACCATCGGTAAAGACTTGTAAATTTCTTGTTGAAGTAATATGTCTAACTTCATTAACTTTTTCACCTGCTATATCAACATCGATAGCATCACTATCAGCAGCAGTACCTACATCAAAATTAAAATACTCTCCTACTTTAGATCCAAAGATTCCTGCAGGTCTAGATTTAGCTCCACCAAAATATAAACGATTCTGATGAAAGGCTGCAGCTTGAGGATATTTTCTTAAAGTTGAAAAGGTTTGTTCATCCCATAACTGTGTTGCTGCACTGGCTGCAAGTGTTTCTCTTACAGCTGCTGTAACGTGAGTAGTATCTGTAAATCCAGTAATATCCATTTCTTTCATTACAGCTAGATCATCAACCAGTGTTCCGTACCTAAGGGTTACTCCAATCCAATCAGAAGAAAAGATTGCTGTACTTGCTGTGACTGTTACACTTCCACTCGTACCAGATGTTGCAATAGTTACTGCATCAGCTTCATATTTATAATAAGGTTGATACCTTGGATAGCCAGAAGAATGTGTTGCAAAACTGAATGTATTAACAGTAAAGGAAGATGCCGAAGCTCTATAGATTTTTCTTATTGCGTTATTTCTATGAACAACAAAGACAGTATCTCCAAACTGGGTAAAATTTAATTCAAATAATTGAGCAGTAGTCCAGTTACAATTTGAAGTAATATTGGCAGTGATAGCTGTACCTGAGGTATTATAAACATCTAATCTACCATCTGAAAAAGCTAAGATAGCCACTTCATCTTCAGAAAATACAAAAGGCATTAGCCTAGATTCCGCAGGTAATGATGCCAGATAGGTTGTACCTGGTCTTCTCATTACTCCACCTTCGGCAAGTAAAGCAAAGTTTCTACAAGACTTAGTTCCTTCGAAATAAGCTTTACTATCCGTTCTACTGCTAAGTAGCGGATTTAATTCACCTGATGAAAAGTTTGTTAATACTGTATGTAATCTTCTTGGCATTTTTAAACATTAGTTCTTGTTGATAATCTTAAATTTTTAAATCTTTTAAGATCTAATTTGGCATTAGTTTTTTCAACAGAATCTATATGTTTAGAAACCATAAATTGTCTTTCAGCAAGTTCAGTAAATGATTTAATCATATCATTATCTCTTGCTACTGATCCTGCAAAGACTGCTGCTAATTGATATTCTAATGCTAATCTAAAATGTGCTGGAAAAAATTCTTCTTCTACTTTAAAGATATAATCCATAATGACAGTACTGGTACTGCCATGTCCATTCAGATAAATTTTATCTTTATATCTATCATAAGCAATAACATAATCGTTAACTGTTAAAGTATTAATTTGTAAAACAGCAGGATCGGTAGGCATTTGGTAAGCATAGTCATACCTTCCTGTAGGAGCAGCAGTTAATAATGAAAGCTGTGCTTGAGTAGTAGCAAATCTCCATCGCTGTCTACATAGAGCTGCTTCTGCAATGTCGGTGTAAATGTTAGAGGCAACAAGTGCTTCAGTGCTTCCGTCATCGAATGATGTAATCGGGGAAGCTCCTACTAAAATTAATGCTCTTGCACATATATCTACTTTTGTCGTTGCCATAATATTCTCTTATCAGTGACCTAGGGGGATTGCTCCCCCTAAATCGATTAGCCTTAAGCTAATATTACTGTTGTTACAGTGCTTGATGTTGATGCGGATACTATTAATATATCAACTACAGCATTTGAACCACCACTGTTGATAAAAATTATATCTCCAGCAGTAAGGTTTGCATAGTCAGCTAAAAAATAGTCTGCATTATCGATCGTGCCTATAGCATCTCCGTCAGTGTAATACCAAAGAGAGTTAGAGGCACCCATTTGAGAAATTTTCTTAACGGGATTTGATGTTGCGTAAGCCATATTATTATCTCCTTATATTATTCTGTACAAAGCTGAACTCTAGCTGCATTACCATCAATTTCAACACTACCTAATGATAACATAGATGTTATCAAGTGTGATACTTTTTCTGGAATGTAGTTGACTTCAGTTCGTACGTCTGACCCAATACCTAAGCCAATTGCTGATTTATGGAATGCCAGATTTAATCTGTCAGAACCAGATGTTGATAATCCAGAGTGTACGAAGAACAAGAATCCCATCCATCTTTTAGCTGTGAAGCCAGAAGGGAATGGTAATTCATTCGGTCCTACATATTCTACTCTAGAAAACTGATCAACAGATAATAGGTCAGACCATTGTTTCGGTCCTACTACCCAATATCTTTGATTGTCATCTGGGACATCGTTTCCATTAAACACTTCCATCATATTCTTAGCTTTAATCAGGGTCATCCCTGTTGCTGAAGAAGCGACGTTAGCGGCAATTGAAGTTGCTGCATCAAGTATCGCAATTAGCACTTCGTCAGTTTTTCTGCCTAGTGCATAAGCTGCGGACTGAGCTACAACTTGTCGTTCATCAATGTTAACCTTTAGTTCGTCAAGTTTGTCAACGTAATCTGCTGCATAGTAATCCGTTAAAGTCGCACTCACAGCTGTGTGAGCTAGATCCATTGCAACTACTTCAGCATGTCTTGCTTTAGTATTTGCAGTACCTTTTGCAACTTTTTGGAACTTAACAGTCGATCCGCTAACTCCATTGACAGTTCTTACTAAGTTTTTTAGCTTTGAACCCATACGCTGATAAGCCATATGAACTTCTGCTTCGAACTGAGTAATAAAGGCGTTTGTTATTGAACTTGCCATTATATTATGTCCTATTGTTAGTTGTTAAATAATCGATTGTCTTCAAAATGTTGATTAGTTATCCAACTAAGGGCTAACATTGACACTTCTCAGGTCTATAAATAGGAATAAAGTATTTAAAGATTAAATACCACGCACATTTATTGAGGTTTCTTTTCTAATTCAGCATTAGCTTTTTCTAAATCTTCTGTAGTATTTTCTAGTTTTTGAGTTGTTCTTTTTAAAGCTGAATCTTTAGCTTTACAATTGCTTTGCAATTCATCAATCTCATCTTTTAAGATGCGAATCTGATTTTTATACTCTTCGATAATTTCTTTGTAATCAGCTTTTGTTATCATTTATAACAGAGTTTGGAAAAGGATTCTTTATTTAGTTTTATCGAATGTCTTCTCATAGAGTGCAGTTACCCTTTTTACGTAAGCGTCATCTCTACGAGCAGAATCCCAATACCTAGGATCATTAAGCATGGACTTAAGATCGTCACCTGATGGTGCCACTTCCACAGCAGTTTGAGATGATGGCATAGTAGTATCTTTTTGAAGTTTCATAACTTCTTCCATTGCTTTTACTCCTTCAGCAGTTGTTACTACTTTGGAAATAGCACTGTAAGCATCCTGGGATAAATATTTTTTACTCCATAGATCAGTTGCTTCAAGTCTTGCTTTGCCATTATCTCCTAGTTTCTGTATTTCAACTTGGGGATTGGGTAAACTGTTAACAGCATTGTCAACAAATGCTTTTACTCCAGCATCATATTGGTCTTGTGATAATTTTACATCTTTGGCGGTTTTATCCCACCATTGAACTATTGGTAGATCTTTAGTAATTTTAAGATCAATTTCAGGAGAGATATCTGGAATATTTAATTTATATTCAGTCGGAGCATTTTTAAGTGATTCCGTTTCTATATCAGTCCTGATTTGTTTAGAAAGATCTTCAGTTCTTTGACCAAGTTTCTTTTCTAATGAATTGTAACTAGATGATAAGGATTCAATATTAACATTGCTACTGTCTTTATTCCAAAATTTATCTTGTACATATTCTGGTTTTACAACTTCTTCTTTTTTGACTTCTTCTTGATTGGTTTTTTCTTGATTACTTTCTTCCATCTTGTTCTCCTTTTTTAGCTCTTGTTTTAATAATAGCAACTAAAAATCTCATTCCCTCAATATGAAATAAAGCATTACTGCTTATATTAGCTCCTGCAACAGCTTCAGTAGTAATTGATTTAAGGTAAGTTAATACTGCCTGTCCATCTTTAGCTTGAAATACACTTGCAAAAAGTTTGTTAAGTTTTAATTCTTCTTCTTCAGAACGAACATAACCATCAATACTTTTTGTAGGTATCGGTTTCTTATCTCTTAAATTATCCCAACTCATGCTCTAGCCCTCGCTATTTTTTTAAATGTTTTGGCGAGATTATATCTTTTTGTGCCTGGTCTGCAAGTAGGACCTCCAAATTTACTACCAGTACATACTCCTTTTGTGCCTCTACTTTTAATCGATGCAGTTGCTTTTTGTATCCATTTTTTAGCCATTAAGGTCCTAGTGGTGGTGGACCTCCTGGAGCAGCTTGTTCCTGTTCCTGAGGTGCTGTAGCTAGTTTGCTAATCTGTTGTACAATTCGAGCTTGTTCATCAGGATCTCTAATTAATTTTTCAGGTAGATTCATTTTTTCAGCTAAGTATTTAGCTGTAGCATTTTGGTCCACAATAATATTAATCATTTGCGGTCCAAAGGTAGCAGCAATAATTTCATTAAACCGATTAACATCAGCAACATCTTGTAGATGCTGGGCTTGTGCTAATGGAGATCGAGCTACAATTTTAACTTCTCTGCCATTGACTTGAGGTATATTTATTCTACCTTGTTTAGTAAGGATTCTTATAACTCTTCTTAACAAAGGTTGAATAAATTCAGATTGAAGTCTTCCAAAGGAAGATCCAATTTGTCTTGAAAGATCTGCCATTCTTTCAGAAACTTCTGTTGCTGTCATAGGAGTTCCTTCAGGTCTTCCTAATGTTTCCATGTAAAGAGCTTTTTTAATATTAGCTCTCATATCTTGTAAAACTAATTGAGCTACATCAAAACTACCTGCTGCTCTAATAGGTTGAAGACCTCTACTGCCAGGAGCTATAGGAATAAGGGAACCAGGAACTAACGAAATGTTTTCAGGATTAATAACTCCATCATCTTCGAAAGTATATATTCCGCTAACTGCCATCTGTGCATTTTCTAAAATTAATTCAATAGTTAGATTGCAGGTTTTAATTGCAGAAATTGCATTAAAAATTGGACCACGACCATAGACTTCACCACTCGCCTTATTCCATCTAAAAACTAAATATGGATTAGATCCTGATCCTTCATAATATTCTTCTAATAGAATTGCTTTTGGATTTTCAATAAAGACACATAGCGTATGTCTTTCTACATTCTGATCGTCATAGGATTTATAAACTGTTTCAATAATATTTATTTTTTTATCATTTCTTCTCATATTTAAAATATCAGGGATATCTGCTTTAGGATAAAGAAGATTTATTTCAGAAGGTTTACATTGTCGGACTCTCCAAATGGTATCAATTCTTCCATCAGGACCAGAAGATAAATAAACTCTGGGTAAAGGAATTGCTGTAAATTTAACAGGACTAATAGCATCTCCTTCTTCTACAAGCATGACACCTGTACCAACTGCAAGATCCATAAATGCTTCATGGACTTCTTGATTGAAATTAGAACTCTGGATTACTTCAAAAACATAATTAGTAATAACGTCAAGCTCTAAATTAATTGTAGCTTTAGCTTCATCAGGAACTTCAGAACCAGCTTGGAAGTCAGCCCATCTAGCAAAGGTAGGAGTGATACCAGCCTGTAGTCTAGATGCAAATTCTTGTACACCCACAACTGCAGTTTCATCAAATATTTTATCTGTTCGTTTATCTCCAGGGGATTCGTCATAGAATGATTCCCTATTGGGAAGACAATATTCGTAAGCTTCTTCGAATTTAGCTTTCCAATGTTCTTTTAAATCTTGAGCTTCTTTGAATTTTTTAATTAAAGAATCGATCTTGCTTTTTGTTTCCATAGCAGCTCGATCTGCAACGTCAATATAAGCCATAATTAAGTTTCTTCGAAATAACCTCTACCACCAGGTCGACCAAATAAAGATCTAGATCCTATGAGTCCAGCAGATAAATGAAATTTTCTTTCCGTTCTTCTTTCGGAAGCAGCTCTCTTAGCTGATTCTTCTCTTGCTTTTTCTTCAGAAATTAAACGATCAAGTTCAGCATCTCTTTGCGGAGCTTCTGGTTTACCACCTGTTAAAGATCTAATTACACCACCCATTAATCTGATTCCTCTAGTTTCTTTTTAAATGCTTTATCTTCTATACTACAACAAGTATCTTCAAGTTCATCAAGTAATTCATTTTCTTTATCATGAATTTCTTTGATGTCATAGATTATCTGTGCGTGGGTTCTTTTTCCTTTTTTTGTCATTTGCTTTATAAAATGACTTATATCCAGACTTTATCAACGCACAATACAATTGATAAGGAGTGAAAATATACCATCTATAAAAACCTATTAATCTCATTATCCAGGTAACACAAGTCACATCTTTGATTCTAAAGTTATGCCATTGATATTTAACTGGACATCTTAATAATTTGAACCGATGAAAGAAAGCCATGAAATTATGAGCATCTTTATCGGATAAATGTTCCATCGATATACCCTGATGGGTAAATTCTAGATGTGTCCACATATTTCTATGTGGATCATAACCTATGGCACCACAATGCTTAAAGTCCTTTTTTAAGAAGTGTAACCAATCATCTTTTTTATGATAGTCAGCTTCGTAAAAATAGACTAACCATTCCGTCTGAAGATATCCCATGTTCTTTTCTTTTTTTTATGTTTAGCAAATACATCCCAATTCCTTTTAGCCACAATAGGTTCGCCTGTTCTTTTCTTAGTAAGAAGAGCATGTCCTTCTCCTGCACCCATCATTAAATATTGCAGTGCATCATGGACGTGGGAGTACCTATTCTTAAAAGGTTTCTCGTCATAACGATCTCCTGATGTTTGTAATCTTCGATAATGATATCCACCATTAAATCCTTTCTTTAGATTAATGCAAGTAGGATTAACAAGGAATCCTGGTTTACCATCAAGTAGTCTAGTTAAAGCTCCATCTACCGCTTCAATTCTTAAAGCAGGATCATTAGATGGAGCTGGAATTGCCTTCAATCCTTTTTTACGCATAATTTGAAATGGAGTTCTTTCGTCTGTCTGAGATCTGAAATCTCCAGCAGGATCTCCATATATATTTACTTCATATCCTTTATAATACCGATTGATATCGGTTCGTAATAATTCTGAAAACCTTACTACTCCCATATCAAAACAAACAAGTTCAGCAAGGATATGCCATCGACCAGTAGCAAGTCTTTGACCAAAGACCGCAGCAGGTGTTAAGCCAAAATCAATCCCAATATAGATAGGCTGATTAGAAACTAAGGGTAATAATTCATGAGCTAGATGTACATCTTCTTTGAAATTAGGATAAACAGGTTTGCCTTCTTCAATTGATCCTAGTTTATTTAAAACATAAACATCAATCCAGCCTTTGGTTTTTCCTCTGATAATATTGGTATAATATTTAGGAGTCAGGTTGCCTTTGTTCTCTGCCAGGACATTAGGTTCGTAATCTTGAAGTTCATTGCGTTCATTAAGAACAGGATTCATAGCAGAAGGTTGAGAATAAAAACTCCAGTTATCAGGCTTGACTAACATCAAAGACTGATCCTTGCTAATATGATCAGGTACTGGAACATCTCCAGACATGATCGCCCACCAGTGATCTTCTTCAGGAGGATTGGTATCACAGATTACTCCGTACCAAGAAGCTCCACCATCTCTCATAGAAGGGAAACGACCAACCCTCATAGTACAAGCATCAATAATGCTTTTAGGAATTTCTCTAGCTTCATTAATCCAAACACCTGTAAGCTCAAGAGATAGAAGTTTTTTAACATCTTCAGGTCTATCAAGAGCTAGGAAAATAACTTCAAGCTCCATATCTCCTTTTAATTGTTCTGTTCCTTATACTCATTTAGTTAGAAAAGGAGATATGGAGCTTGAAGTTATTTTCCTAGCTCTTGATAGAC